TTTTGATTTCGGGCTATTCATCTTTTGTTTTGGACTTGTTGGGCTACTGTTCGACCTGTTTAATTTTTTAGGATTGATAATATTGTCAAATGAAAATTTTGATTTCGGGCTATTTATCTTTTGTTTTGGACTTGTTGGGCTACTGTTCGACCTGTTTAAGATTGGGCTATTCATCTTTTGTTTTGGACTTCTCGTTGAGAAACTTGGTGGTGGTGGTGGGTTAGCTCGTAAAAAATTAAAATTTGTTTTTGATGATTTAGTTTTTGGTGATTTAGTTTTATGTATATCTTTACCTGTACGAAGAATTCTTCGTTGCTGGGTTGTTGGTTGGGTTGTTGGTTGGGTTGTTGGTTGGGTTGTTGGTTGAGTTGTTGGTTGATGATTCTTTTTTACGGGATTGTGACCAAAATAATTAGGCATTCCGTAGTATGATAAACACCGCTCCAAATCTTCTTTCGATACACCCAAACCCTCCAAATTTTCATCATTATCGTTTAATTTTGGTGGATTGTTGTTCATGAAAAGTTATATTATATAGTTCTAAAAAAATAAATTTGCCTACGATTCGAATAATCACAGTATAAGAACTCACAGCTAATCAAGTCCAGAAAAGGAACTCTGTGTATATAATGAAGGTATTGTATATAACCTAAAGTCATGAAGCTTACGATGGATGATGATATGTTTATTTCAAAGAGAAGTAGTAGATACATTATGTCTACCAATACCACAAATGTGAATAAGGTGGATGTCTTGAAGTTTGTTTTATTGGCCACCATCATACCCAATAACAGAATTATGTTAATTTTTGATATAAAACAAAGCCAGAAGAAGCACCGCATAATCTCTATGATTAATTTCCTATTCATTGTATTCCTACGTTTCATACCATAGGATGTTGCAAACTCTGTCTCCGTGCAATTCAATTTCCAACATGATTTGTAATGCAGCAACTTATCCACATCCCACGGAGCTATCTTTGATCTGAATATATTATAATTATAAGAATCGGTTAGTCCTAACCTAAGATTATCTGCACACATATTATATTTAGCAATCTCTCGAAGAATGTCATCTGGGATTTGGTAGAAAGACATACGATTGGAAAAAATAAAATATTGTATTGAATCAAACTATGAGTTGTCTCTTGAGTATTTCGAAAAAACACACCGCACACATTTCGGTATCGTCTCCTGCTCGATGATTCTGCACAACCAGCTTCCCCGTAAAGTCTCCATACAGTTGAACAAGTTTGGGGTATTTTTTTAATCCTAGGAGAGTCTTCGCTGCTTTCATCGTACAAAACCGTTTCTTGCTCTTTATCAGATTGGCCAAATGATACGAATGATGGCGGTATGCTTCGGCCAAGAGTACGTGAATATCAAACGCAAGATTGTGAGCAACCAGTAGTATGCAACTATTCAGATCGGCCTCAAAGAAACGCATCGCTTCCTTAAAATCAATACCCTTATCTCGTACCATCTCATTAGTGATCCCATGAATGTGACTGTTTTCGATATCCTTATTCGTTTTGATTAGATAAGAAACCGACTTGACCAAATTTCCATCACATTTCCGATATACATTATACCCAATCTCAATGATTCTGGATTCGTTGTACTTTGTGAAATCGGTTGGTTGGTAGTACTTACCAAATCCCCTTGTTTTGGGCAAACCAGTTGTTTCGGTATCAAACACTATGATCGTAGACATTGTATTAACAAAACGTTGATTCGAATAATACCAACCAGAATTCATTTTTTTTCAATTTCAATCCCCCAATGGTGTAGAGTTTGGGCGATCTTGGGCGAATGTTTGATGCGACGTAACCGATTACCAAACCGCGAATCAACACCCTTCCATCGTTTGATCTGCCGTTCGTCGTCCTCGCATCGCCTCCCATAGTAAAAATCACAGTACCAATGAAACCATCCATATTCATTCCATGATGTGATCCAACCTGCATCATACCATTCCTCATAGGTCGACCCAACAAATTGGTTGAATTTATTAATCGAGACATCGTACGATTCCCAATCCCGACTCAGCCGACTCTCATCCAACCCCTTCCATCTATACTTGTGATGTAGGTTCTTCAACCATTTCCCCGATCTTAGACACAATATTGGTCTCCAATAAGTCCCCCCAAAGGCTCCCTGGGATAGTATCTCGTATGGGGTAAGGTTTGGGGTAAAGGTTGGATGATTTGGGAATAGAAGTTGATTGTGCTTATTTCGTTTAGGAGCACGTTTGTGTAACATTGGATAGAATGCCCTAAATCTGTACAAACGCACAGCATTGCGATTCATAAATTCTTTATAAGCATCATCCCACCGATCAACCCAATCATTCTCTGGCTCAAGCGAGGACGACATTCGCACAACATAGGATGATGATGTAACGTAGGGTCGTTTGGTTGTCGTCCCCCCAGTAACAAAAAACACCATATCCAACACATTCTGTGTCATGACCCATTCGTACGAATCGATGGAGAATTCCATAAACCAACGAAACCCCGAAGTTGGTTTGATACCAGCTGCTACCATGTGGTTACCAATAATCATCAATCGTTCGATGTGATGCAGATACGCCGTCTCGAAACCTTTCTTGATACAACGATCGACTGGCTCAATCCCCAACGTCCCCTCGTACCACGACCGACCCATTCGTTTGTTTGACTCAAAGTAGGGTTTAGGAGGTTTCGAGGCATTGAGAGTAGGATGTTTGGTGTAGCAAAATCGTTGATACTCTCTCCAAATCATTTGACGTACCATACCCTCGTAGGAATTTATCGGGACGTTTGTTCCATACTTCCTTACTGCCTCAATAACATCACTGGCTGTCAACAATCCAATATTAAGCGAGGAGGAGAGATTCGAGTGGAACAAATACGATTCATCCAATACGATTGCATCTTGGTAGGCACCAAAATTTTGGAACTTGGATTTCAGGAAACTACGCAACATCTTTTTTGTGGTTCGATGGGTTATCGGAACGTTTATTGGTGTTGTGGTGGTGCCGTAGTTATTCGGGAAATGTTTTTCTGTATACGCAATCGCCTCTTTAACCATATTCTTTGGATTCGAGACCTTCGTATCGGGGAACGTCGTATGTTTGGGTATCTTTCTCCGATTCTTAGAGTCCTGGGACTCAACGTTGGTTAACAAATTAAGCTCACGTTTGATGAAATTGTAAAATGGTCGGAATTGATACGACTTAGGATCATAGGCCTCGTAGTTTTGTACTAAGAATGCAGGTGATGGGTAGATATGATGTTGTTGTTTGATTGTGATGCGATCAACCGGGTCGAAGATATCGAATTCCTTGTATGGATTGGGTTGGTTGAACTCGATGTAATCGATCACATTCAAACCACGTTGGATCATATACTCTTCGTAGTACTTCATACTACCCCGATGTAGAAGTATCTTCTTCTTATTGTATTTGTATTTTGTAAAATAATGTGGATGTTCCCATAATACGTAATCATACTCTATGCGTAGATGCTTTATCTCGAATAGATGGACTGGTAGTATGATGAAAATCATTTGTGAACCATACAATATTACACCAACTGAAAAAAAAATATACAGAAACAAATGCGATAGAAGAGTTATTTACTCAATTGAAGCAGTAAATAAAAAAAAGAAAGTCCATTTGAAAAACTACCTTAATCACTCTTTCTATCAACCAATTAGCAACCCACATAACGTTTTGTTCAAAATAATAACGGGTTATTCTGAAGAAATAATTAATTAGCATCTATCATCCCATTCCGAACAAAATTATGATGAACGTTCTAATTTGTAATCGCGGACTTTCGGCTGTAAAATTTATCATCTCTCTCAAGGATTGGCTAAGTAACGATATCGCCTCCGATCATGAGTACAAGATCAAGCTATTTGGATTTGTTTCGAACACCGATCTCAAGTCGCAATACAAATACGTCACTCTACTTGATCAACAGATTTATGTAGAAGACAATGATGCGATCTACACCGATATCGAAGCCGTGATTGCTTACTGTAAGCTTCATGACATTAATGTTGTGTTCCCAGGATGGGGATACTTATCTGAAAACGAACAATTCGTACGCAGGTTGGAGGAGGAGAATATTATCTTCATTGGACCAAGTAGCCGGGCGATGGAAATGGTGGGGAATAAGTTGAGTTGTAATGAGATTGCCCAAAACTTAGGGGTTCCGGTTCTACCCTGGTCGGGGGATAAGAAGTTGGAAACCTATGAGGAGATTGAGGGGTGGTGTGAGCAGATTGGCTACCCCGTTATGTTGAAGGCGGGTAACAGTGGTGGTGGTAAGGGAATCCGAGTGGTTCGTAGAAAGGAGGATATTTATGAACTTTGGCAAGAAATTGTCAACGAAGTAACGGATGCTATGATCTATGTATGTAAGTACATCGAGAAGGCGAATCATTTTGAGATCCAGATTGTTGGTGATGGGGAGGATGCGCTGCATCTCCATGGTCGGGATTGTTCGACTCAACGACGAAACCAGAAATTGGTCGAAGAATGTCCAATCACGAAGGCAAATCCAGAAACAATTCGTTGTATGGAGAAGTACGCAGTGGATATGATGCGACATGTTGGTTACCGCTGTTTGGCGACAGTGGAGTTTATCTACGATCAATTGGATGAGAAGGTCTACATCTTGGAGGTAAATCCACGAGTCCAAGTCGAACACATTGTTACTGAGAGATTGTTCGGGATTAATCTAATCAAGATTCAATTCTTACTCGCCATGGGGAAGAAGCTCAATGAGATTGATGATCTACAAAATCTTGATTACGATTTCAAGCAACACATCGTTAGTGCAAGAATCAATTCAGAGGATCCGTATCAAAACTTCCGTCCCATCATGGGTAAGTTAGATTCTATCGACATCACGTACAGTAACAACACATGGGGATATTTCTCCATGGAACGTGGAGGCGAGATCTCCTCCTTGGTTGATTCCCAGTTTGGTCACGTTATTGGAATGGGCTGTGATCGATTGGCCGCGATCCGTAACTTGGCCAATCTATTGGATCGAACAAAGATTAGTGGAACGATCTACAATACCGGTGCGTTTATTAAAAATTACGTGATTTCCGATACGTTCAAAAATAATAATCATTACACAAAGTTCCTACACACCGTACCAATCGACACAATCTCGAATCATATTCATCAGGATACGGATATTGTCTTTCTATCCATGATCTACAACGCCTATCTTCTGAATAAGAAACATACGAAGGATTGCATC